ATTGTTCCTGAGCCGCCATCTCTCTTGAGTCTTTCGGCTTCTCTCTTTGTAATGTGCGCCAAAATAGTATCGTTGCCACGACCTTTTGACTGCAACATCTTGGCTATTTCAGCCAAATCACTTGTTGCATTGATGTCAGCCATTAACAGTTTTGCTAATTTCTTTGCCATATTAAGCCTCCGAATTTCCCATGTAACGCAACGACTCCACGTTCCAGCCTGATTTTTTACCGCCGCCTTCTTTATCGCTTGAACCAAAAATAGTCCCGCCAGCGTCACCAATCCTTAATGCCTGACCTAATGCCTGAGAACCCGGCGCTTGTCCAGCCCCTGTTGTTGTTGCACTAGTGTCTAAGGTAGTGCCGCTACTGCCAACAGTCTGCGCTGACCTAACAGGAGAAGGTTGAAACAGCGCTTCGCTTAATGCTTTTGAAGTGACATATTTTTCACCAACATTTAAAGCCCTATCTAACGCAGTAGATTCTGAAGTGGGTGAGCCAAATGCACCTTGAACCGTTCCTGCAATTACGCCTTGCTTTACTGCTGTTTCTAAGTCTGAACCAGTTGCAAGTGAGCCAGCAGTTTGACCTAGGCCAGTTGCAACCGCTTTGCCCGTAGTTGGTTCAGCATATCCAGCAACTTCAGCCCCAATAAAAGCCCCGCCCGCAGACTTTGCAACGTCTTCTGGCTTGCCCCCCGCTGCGGCGGTCGAGCCACCAGCAACAGCAGCCGCGCCAACAGCGCCAGCATAAGCGGAAGATGCTCCTAAAGACGTGCCAATCACAGGTAAAAGTTCAGGCGCAAAAATAGCTATAGCTGGTGCAATATAAGGCGCTATTTCGCGGAATCTATCACTAAGCCAACTCATACCATTCCTTTCGCCATTTGTTCTGCAACCTTACCAAGAATTACAAAATGAGAAAGCAATTTGTAATCTATGTTTTTTTCAAAATCTTCAGGGTCTGCAAGTTTCTGGTCAACCAGCGCCTTAATAAAGATTGGATACAGAGCTTTGTCTTTAGCCGCCTGTTGAGCAAAGTTGCCAAGCTGAACAAACATGGCTGGCTGCACACCCAAAGGTTGAGCTTCTTGAATTTCTTTTTGATACGCCTTTGTAATCCCTTGTTTGGAAAATTGAGATTTTTTTGGGGCGGAGGAAACTATTTCTAGCTCAGGCTGCGCTTGCTGAGGGGCAGCGACTTGTAAATTTTCTGGTGTTGTAGCCATGATTACAGTCCTAACGTAGCAGCAATTTGTTGATGAATATACAAGTGACTAGCCAGCCAATCGTAGAAATCTGATTCGTTCTCAAAGTCAACATCAAGCATATTAAACGGGTTGTTTAGCCCTAAAAGACCCGCAAAAGACTGATGTTCCACCTGATGTGCAAGCAACCAATCATCTAAATTGGACACTTGGGCATCCATAAGGGGGTAGACAGGCACGGTAACGCCGCCATCCATGAATGTCTCTTGAAATAACTTATGCTGCAAGCCGTTCTCAAACAAGAACTCTTGTAGAGCATCATCATTGCCATATTCAACGGCTGAAAGCGTGTCAAAATTCACTTGTCAGCCTTTCCATCTAGTTTGTCAAATATGCGTTCAAGTACATCATCAATCTTGTCTAGCCGAGCATTGATGTCTTGCTTGGTTGCATAGTTCTTAGCCAAGTCAACTTCAATGACTTGCAAGCCTTCCTTGAGTCTCTTAACCGAATCCCATATCTCACGACACCACCATCCAACAGCGCAAAGAATTGCGCCGCCGACTAGATTAAATATGTCTTGAAATTGCATGGTTACACCGCGTAGTAAGGCACTTTGACAACAGTGCCGTTTAAATCAAAACTGAGAAACCCTTGCGGAACAAGCAAGAGGCTAGACGTTCCATACGTTGCATTTGCAGACACGTTTGCTGTATGGTTTGTGGTTTGCACATTGATAGAACCACCAGTAATCGTTACATTTGATGAGCTGACGTTTGTACCGCTAATGCTGCCGCCAGTAATAGCAACCGCATTGGCGTTCTGAGTAGACATCGTGCCAAGACCAGTAACCGAAGAGTTGGCAATAGATATTGCTACGTTTACAGCGTTAGTTACCTGACCCTGAGCATTGATGGTAACTTGTGAAACAGCAGCCGCATTGCCGTATGTTCCAGCGGTAACAGTAGTATTGGCAATAGAAATAGTTCCATTAGACGTAATAGGACCACCAGTAAGCCCTGTACCAGTTGCTATATTGGTAACAGTACCGTTAGTTGCACTGCCAGTGATTGCTACTGTCTTTAACATGATTACATCCCATCGCCGGGGGTAATATAGATAGTAGCGTTACTACTAGCTGTGATACCCGTGAAATAAGCATTTGGCACAAAAGTGAGAATTTCATCTGTTCCGGCAAGTAGCGGGAAAGCCAATCCCGTTGTAGTGATGACCACTGCATTGTTTCCTGCATCGCTGGCGCTTGTACCGTAACCAAGAAACACGGTTACAGAACCAGAATTGATGATGCGGTACTGGTTGCCACCAAGCGTGGTAGACAAGCATTGAACAGCCGTGGGAGCAGCTACGTTAGCCGTAAACGCTATTGTGTTGCCTGTTTTTGTAAAAGCGTTAAGACTCATATCACAACCCCAATGCAGTTTTGAGTTTTGCCAATTCAGCAGGGTCAGACAAAATCTGTTCAGTCAAAGATTTTGGAGGCTCAACAACAATTGGTTCTGGAGGATTAGGGTCTGTAAATTTACCGTCTGCATAATGCCAACCGGGACTAACATTTTCAGCGGGTACAGCAGTTACGCCGTCTTCAAATCCCGGCGGCGTTCCTTGAATAGTTTGCTCATATTCAATGACGTTGATGACAACTCCATCTTTGATAATTGCGTGTTTGATTAAATTACTCATATTTCACCTTAATAGTAATATTCTTCAATAATGATGAGTCCAGAACCACCAGCGCCACCAGCAAAACCACTTGTTCCAGCAGCGCCGCCTGCGCCGCCTGCGCCAACTGCATAAGAATATGTAGCATTAACAGATGAAATTAGTTTTTCACAATATCCGCCAGCACCGCCACCACCTTGACCTGTACTAGCTCCAGTACCTCCACCGCCGCCGCCGCCACTACCTGAATTAGTTGTACCAGCAGACCCTGCTCCATTAGAGCCACCACCAGCACCATTACCACCAAAGGCTGAAGAACCACCGTTGCCAGCTCTTGTGCTTGTAACGCTGCCATCGTAACCTTGACCAGCGCCACCCGAAATGTTTATATCGCCTCCAGTAGCAGTGCCACCAGATGTAGCTGCCGTAGAGTTTGTTGTAGCACCAACTCCTGCATTAGCAGTTAGGAATGAAGAGCCAAAAGTTGTCGTTCCACCACTACTACCAGCATTTGCAACAACACCACTTCCAGCGCCTCCGCCACCACCACCAGCCATGCGAACCCAAATAGCCGTGCAATTTGTTGGAGTCGTGTAAGTGCCAGAACCAGTTGTGTAAACAGTCACGGTTTTTGGATAACCAGTACCCGTAGTTTTTGCCGTGGTTGTGATGGTGACGTTAGCCAAAGACAAATTACTAAGCGTAGTAGTTGTATTGCCCAAATAGACCGCCGTATTGCCAAGCGTAATAGCCGTAGCAAAGTTGGTGTCTAGCTGCGACAACGGTATTGACGATGTTGCATTACCAAAAATATTAGGAACTGCCATTTAGAACCTCACTCTCAATTCATGTTCGTACTCGAACCCGTTGATTACAAAATTTGCACCCGTTGATGTAACGGTCATGCCCAAATACTTGCCCCACTGTTTTGCATCTGTCTTGTACAAGGTATAACCCCCACCGCCATACCAAGTAATCACCGAAGAACTATTGTTTATCCAAGAAATTGGAATACTCAGATTATTAATCCAAGCGACCAATTGTCCAAGCAAAACAGAAGGGCTGCTACCAGTTTCTGAGTCCACCGTCACGGTAATTTCAGTTGCACTAGACAAAGTAGCCTCAACCCCTATTTTTAGAGCTTGTTTGGTTCTGATTGGGTCTTTCATCGGATTAAGCGATGTCTGGACATAACTGCTAATAGCAGAGCTACTGTCAGCATACAAACGCACACAAGACGTTCCATCTGTCCCGTAGAGGTTAATTTTTCCCCCGACAGGCGCAGATGTTATGTAAGCCAAGTTGTCGCCGTTGCTTGTGAAAAACCATTTTTTCTCAAAAAACACGGCTTGCACATATCGGCTTGAACTTGATGTTCCCTGCCCCCCCGTGTACCTAAAATTAAAAGCAGCACACAAAATGTTATTGAGCAACACCTGACCCGCATAAACAGGCAGCGTGAAGTCAATGTTTGGGAAAACCCCATCCAAAGAATCTGATATTTTGGTTGTGGTTGAGCCAACAAGGGCATATACCCCGTAGTCATTTAGAAACAGCACAGACCGGAAATACGGGAATATCGCATTTTGTCGTTTAGTTCCAATAGAGGCGCTGACGTTGGTGTTAGTAAACAGGGTTGTGCCAGCATTTGTTACCCGCACGTCTGAAAAGACGTTGATGGAATCATCGCCAAAGATGTACAAGAAGTTGTTTGCTGAAAGCAGTTGAATAATATTGCCGTGCAAGGTTGAGTCAGTCAGAACGACTTGACCCGCAGAAACGCTTGTAAAGTCGCTGTAAGACCCCGCCGCAGAGTAATAGACCGTGCGCCCATTGGCTATCCAAACCCTGCCAGAAAAAGACTGAATACCCGCTAATGTTCCAGTATTGATAATTGCTTTGGCTGCGGCATTAGAGCCACCGCCGCCAGTTATTGTGACCGTGATATTTGATGCGTTGGTGTACCCTGTGCCCACATTGGTCATCACGGCTTGAGTAACTATGCCGCCAGAAACAATGCCCTGAGCAGTAGCATTTGTGCCGCCGCCGCCACTAATAGTGACACTTAAATTAGAAGCGTTGGTGTAACCCGTGCCCCCATTTGTTATCACAACTGAAACAGCGCCCTGAGTAAAGGTTGTGATACCCGCTACTGCATTTGCGCCTGAGCCGCCGCCGCCAACAAAACTAATTGTTGGGGAGGTGTTATAGCCCGTTCCCGCCTCTGTAATTGTGATGTAGGACACAGCATTAGCGGTGATAGTCGCAACCGCCGTAGCCTGTACCCCGTTGGCGTTATTAGGCGCAGAGATAATGACTGCTGGCGCAGAGGTATAGCCTGAGCCTCCACTAATAACACCAATTTGTCCAAGAGCGCCAATAAAGATTAAATTTGTACCGTCCCATGTAAAGTAGCCTTTAGCCGGGTCAGCAATCAAGATGCGGTCATTTTTCCATTGAGAAATATTGACGCCAGAGCCGCTAAATGTTCCCGCCGCCGCAATTGTGCCTTTGACATTTGTGTCCAGCCGCACATACTCAGCAGAGCCATTTGTTTCAAAAGAAATCAAGTAATCAATTAAATTGATACCCGCTGACGAAAAATAAGTAACCGTGCTTGAAAAAGTGACGTTACCCACATTGGAATAGGTAGGAGTAATTTTAAGGTTGCCATAGCCAATAGGCATAGCGTTCTCAAGCCAATAGAACTCATCATCGCCAATAGCAGTTCTGTTCGACTTGGTGTTTACACCCTTGAACTGCTTGACAATCTCGTAGGATTTTTTTTGCTCTGCGGCTGCCATAATTTAAAAAGAAGTTGAGTACGGGTCTGGAATCCTTCTTGTAAAAGTGGATGTCAGAACCGCTTGAGTTTTTTGCTTGTACTGCTGCAAATAGATTTCAGCTTCACCAAACGACTGTTCATAGTACTTGGCAAGATGAGCAGCATAGAACTGTACGACAGTATCGTATGGGTCATTTATGGTATCTGTATCTGACAGATTAACCATAGCAGTGGGCAAGATAACCGTGTCTAAGTCAATGACGTAGGCTTGGTCAGGAACAGGTCCGACATAAATTTGAGATTGACCAAAAATGCTAAAGCAAATTGGGCGACCAACGTAGTTTTGCCAATAGCGCAATTGAGCATTGAATTGCGTCCAAGGCAAATACCTTAATGGAATTCTTGAATTTCCCCAATAAAGATTGACGTTCAAAACGTCAAGCGTTAACAAGCCTGATGGCAGCGAAGCAAAGTTGATAACTTCACAAGGTCCAACATACTGATAAGTTACTGCGCTGTCTGATAACGTCAATACGGTTGTAGGCGGGTAGACGTAATTTGCAGACGGGTAGGGAGGAACAGCAGAACCAAGTGTGCCGCCCGTAATAATTTTGTAAATAAATATGTTGGAAAAAACATATTGTCCAGCGGTCACAACCAATCCAGTTGACCAAATAATTGGATTGCTACCACCCGCAACTGGAGTTGCAGGAGACTGCGACACTTGCACCGTTCTCAAACACCCTGTGTCTCTTACGACACGCTCACGCCCACTGTTGATGTAGCTTGTTAGCTGGTCATTAGTGTAGAAGTTTGCATTTGCGTCATGCAGCAAATATCTAACTTGCGTGATGTAGCCTTGGAGTGTTTGAGCCATGCGTTACCCATTTTGTCTAGCGTCAAAATTTCCCCCTACCTTCTTGGAAGGCAGAGGTACTCTTTCAACCACCGGGGATAACGAGTGGTCTTTCACGGGAGGCTTGGTCGAGATTTCTATTTTTGACAAAATTTTCAATCCATCAGGAATGTCATTTCTTGTCTGAATCATGGCAAGCCTCGCCATGTAAATTTCTTTGTCAGGGTCGCCATGTCCAAATATGTGACAAACAGCATCTTCTGGAGCTTCAACCGTTTCCCCCACAGGGAAGGTATACGGCTTGTACTCGTAGTTGAATGTAATGGGTTTTTCCCATTTGTTTGTCACATATAAGGTTTGCATGGTTTAAAACGTAATTACGTCACCGTAAACTCGGATGTCTGCCGTATTGTTATTGCCAGAGGCAGTCGTTACGTTGACATACAAGCATTGAGTTGTAAAGCCAGAAACAGCCACATTACCAGAGGTAAGAGCGACATCTTGAAAAGTAGCATTACCAGTAACGCTAGACAACAAGACGTTTCCAGTAATCAAGTTTGCACCGTCACCAGTTGTGCCGATTGTTACGTTGGCAGAAGCCAAGCTACCGCTAGGATTACACACCGTGATACGGCGAATAATGACTTGTCCGGAATTGCCTGTGCTTGTGCCAACAGTTAAACCGCCACTAAGGAAAGGAATGGTAATAGCTGCATTACCAGACGTATTTATCTTTGTGGCAGAAACAATGGCAACA